CAGGAACAGTTACATAATTAAGAGTCAGAATTGCTGCTGACCAACCAAGAATAATAACTCGGACGAGAGTTGATACACCCTCATCCGCCCACTCAAATTTGTTTTCCTTTTTGGCTTCCTCTTTCTTTGGATTATCCATAAGTAAAGAGTTAGGCAGCTCTATTTAGTGCGCTTTAATTCTTCTACTTCTTCTTTCAATTCTTTGATTGCTTCAATGAGTAGAGGAACTAGTTTTTCATACTGTACAGTAATATACTTCTCTCTATCAACAGGAGATGGTTTAACTGCTTCTGGTTGTACTTCCTGAACATCCTGAGCAGATACACCAACCTGTACACAATCATGCTCATCACCTTTCAATCCAGCATCTTGTGCTTCTTGGTTCCAAGTGTATGTAAATCCAGACAATGAATTAACTTTTTCCAGTGCATTTTCAATAGGAGTAATATTTTCCTTCAGTCTAATATCAGAACTGTTCTGTGCAAGGGTGCCAAGAATATTACCACCACCTAATCTATTAACAGAGAAGAGTCTATTGCTATTTTCATTACAGAATCTAATTGATCCATCACCACCATCACTAGTGCTACCATTGTATCTAATAGAAGCATTAGCAGCGTTAGTTTCACCAGAACTATTTCCTTCCCAGAAGTTAATGCGGTACATGTCCTCATCATTATCACTATTCTGAGATTCAAAGTTAATAATAGCTCTAGGGTCTGTGTTAGAAGTTGGTGCGCTAGAAATAAGTCTAAGGAATGGACGCTCTTCTGTAAGTCTTACCTGACCAGTAAATCTTACTTCACCATTGCTCTCAAATCTAACCCTCTCAGAACCACCTAGGTAAAACCCAAGATCCATGCCACTGGTAAGTTCAATAGATGCGTGAGTATTAGCAGCACTATAATTAGCGTTGAAAGATAAGTCTTTACTATCTCTCTTAATGTTAAGACCAGAACCACCAGTGTGTTCAATATTTACAGTGTTTGTGGCACCATTAATATCCAATGATCCACCACGAATAGCTCCCCATCTCTTAGCAACCGTACCAAGTGCTATAGTATCTGCTGAAGATACAGGAACAAAAGAACCATCAGTAAATTCTGCTTGCTGATTGCCACCAACAACAATCTCCATCGTGTTGGCAATGGTGTTGTAATCAATTCTTCCACCAGCATCATTAAATCTATAAGACTGAGCGTAGACATTTCTCCAACGTAATGAATTTGCTCCAAGATCCTGAGTATTGGTAGCACCAGGCATCAAGCGACCATCTTTATCAAGAGTTAGTCTATCTGCTTCAGTTCCAGTAGCATTCATTGTTCTCCAAAGGAACTTAGCTGGCATAATATTGGATGAGACAGCGCCATCGCATACAACTCGCATTTCAGCACCAATATTGTTAAAGTCAGTTCCATCATGACCTTGATATCTAACTTTACCAATCTCATCACCTTCTACAAGAGTAGTAGGAGCAGCAAATGTTCCTCTAGCATGAGCAAGAACTTGTGATGCTCCATTTTCACCAGTTTGAAATCTAATTTGATCAAATCTGGATCCAAAGAAATCAGGTCCAATTATCTGCACTCTTCCAATATCACTACTGCTAGACCCCATAGAAACAGGATCGGATTCACCAATCAGCAACCGACCAGGTGTTCCTAATAGGACACTATCTCCAGTCCAAACTAAATCATTACCAGCAGTAATCTCTAAACTATTGCTACCCTCAACTAATTTATCAGTAGGAGTAACACCCAGTCCAATCCACTTATTTGGATTTACCTGAACACATTTGTATGTGATAAACCCAGCAGTGAATGTATCATTTAAAGTAGGACTTGCTGGAAATACAATTGCCATTTTATTTTAAACTAGAGATACCCTGATGTATTTATTACTTAGCGTTAGCTGTTTGGAATGGCGACTCAGCAAATGCTATGAAGATGTAAGTTGCTCCATTAGCATTTCTTTCAGTTCCAATACCAGCACGAATTTTGAATCCATTAGAAACAAAGTCCATTTCTCTTAAAGTTATATCTGTACTTTCTTCATTAGGAGTATGTGCAAAAAGTGATTCGCCGTTTGGGTTGCCAGGACTTCTTGCATTATCCATTATTACCCAACCATTTGTTGTTCCACTTGATGCCTTAATCATTACCCATGCCGGTTTAAATCCACAATACACAAAAGGACCATCATTGCTTGCATTTCCAACATAACTTCCAATCTTACTGTATCCTTCTATTTCTGTCCAGATGTAAGCAACATAATTTTCTCCAGATGTATTCCCTACTGGTATTGTAGATGATGTTAACTCGGAAATAGGGAGACCTGAATTTCCCTTTGTATTTGTAAGATCCAAATACAGGAAGTCTAAAGAACCATCTAACAAATCTGTATAAACTGGCCAGTTATCAACAACATTACGTCTTTTTACTATCCAAATTTTTGGTTTTTTTGCCAATCCATGTCCTATATCATTGCCAGCGCCACCATCTCCACTCCAAGTTGCAATACTAAACCCAGCAGTCTGATTAGCACTCACCTGTGAGGTGATAGTTCCATCAGTGTTTGATACTGCGGCACCACCTGCTTTCCAACACCAGGCAACATAGTTATTTCCAGACCCATTTAAACCACCAGAAGTTCCTAACGAAAATCCATTGGAATCAAAAGATTGTAACCATGTAGATCCTTCTACTTCAGCAATGTCATCGCTTGAATCTAATCCTTCAAGAGGTCCTCTAATTGAATCAAATAGATAATGTCGAACAGCACTACCATCTCTCCTTTTTACCCAAACAAAATCTGGTTGGAATCCAACACCAGTAATACCTCTACCACTACCACTACCAGACCAAAGCACAGTCTTAAAGTGCTTACCAGGATCAGCAATCGCAGGAGCAGGTAAGTTATCCTCACATAATGCTAGGAAACCAGTTGGAGGGGCATACTTAAACAGTCCCTTACCACTATCATCTGCGTTTGTTCCTGCTGTTATAGTTCCAGAGAATGATGGGTTCTGACCGAAGTTAACAGAAGCATCCATAGTGGATCCACTACTTGCTTTACCTACAGCAAAATATGCTGATTGGTCTATACTTATTCCTGTGAATGCCGTTCCTTGAGATACGCCGTTTTTATAAAATTGTATAGATCCAGCATCGGCATCATAAGCACATGCAAGAATATCACCAGTAGCAAAGGAAGCACCAAAACCTGAGGACGAACTATTTTGTTTTTGTCCATCAGATCTATAAGAGAAACCTAACTGATCAGATCCAAATCCAACCGAGTCATTGATGTGATTTTCAAATGCTACACCAAGATCACCGCCACTTGTGCTATTCATTCTGGTTTCAAAATACCATTTACCAGATAACATAGCAAAATTAGATCTGACATGTTGGTTTGATCCAGTACCAGAAGTCCAATCAGCAGTTAAGTTACCATCACTTAGAGCAATATTACTCACATAAGAAGTATTAGTATTACCATATAGATACAAAGAATTCAAAGTAGCAAAGTTATTCTTACAAGTATCAGCAGTTGTTCTCCAACTCTCAATACTTACTGGTCTATATGGTTTGGGAACATCAAAACCACCTTTGTATTTTGCTAGACCTTTGTAGACGCGAACATCTTGAATATTAGCAGTTAACTGTGCATTTGGAACAGAATTTTGTGAACCAATTCTTAATGGATCTGTGGTGTTGTTGTAGATACTTCCTGCAGATACATTAACACCTACGGCAACACCATTTACATAAACAATAATTACATTACCAGATCTTTCAACACAAATATGACTCCACTGATCAATTGGAACTGTATTATTAGCCGTCGTTATATTTGTTCCAGATGAACCATCGGTCCACCATTCAAATCTTATAGCTTGATTGTTTCTCTGTTCTAATTGCCATGTCCTTCTATTACCAGCAGTATTTTCAAAAATACCTATTATAGAGTCATTACCACCAGGCTCTTTTCTATACAACCAGAGTTCAATCGTAAAATCTTCACCACCACTATAATTAAAATCTGAGTTGTTGGGAATTGATAATAAATCACCAGTTCCATCAAAGGTCATAGCACTTCCATAATAACCACCAAGTTCATAACCAACACCAGCATTACCAGCGGGTGTAAGAGTCTTATTAGTTCCACTACCTTTGATATCAGCAGAGTAATCTCTTACTGGCATTGCTTCTTTTACCGAGACATTAGAAATATAACCATAGGAGTTAGCCTGATTAACAATAAATGATAGATTTAATTGTGTTGCTGTT